ACTGTAGCTGTAGAAGCCACAACTGTCAGGGTAGTGCTACCAGTAGTCGTAACAGTCGTAGCGGCTGTTAATGACGAACCAGTAAATTGCAATTGACCATTCACCAAATTAAAGACATCTGTACCAATAGGCAGAACTTGCCCAACGGTAAGACCCGAAACGACCAACGAAGTGGTACCAGTACCAGACACATAAGTAGCTGAAGTGCTAATTTCTGTATCAGGGACCAAGCCCAAAACTCGGAAGCCACCACCAGATGTATTGGCGGTTGCGGCAACAACTGCGCCAGCACCGTTACCAGTGGAGGAAGAACCAGTCAAAGTGTTACAAGCCATGTTCTGGCCAACCAAGATGGAAGATGCAGAAGCAATAGTTGTAGAACCCGCAGCAGCTGTAACAGCGCAACGGAACACTTGGTCAGGATCATCAGCAACAATCGCAGTAATGTCACCAGCAAGCACGTTGCCGGGATAGTACTGAGCAAACTGGCGCTGCTTAGTAGTGGGGTTTGTGTAGTAGCAACCCAAGAACACACCAGTAGTTGTATTGGTTGTGCTCACAGGAACTGTTGCAATTACAGTGTATCCACTAGATGTAGTGACAAAGTCACCATAGTAAATAGCGGTGCCATAGTTGTACTGGATGGGGTAATCCCGAGTTGATCCAGCAAAAACTTGACCGCCAATCAGGCTTACGGGTTTAAAACCGTATGGTGCCGAGACAGTAGGGTATGCCATTTAAGACTCCTAAAAAATTAAGTACCTTTGCCAAAGCTAGATGAGGACTTATTCTCTTTGAAGAGAGGCATCCGCACATCACTCTGGCGCATAAGGTTGTTGTCTACAGCTTCCGTCTGAGATTGTGTCAACTTGTTAAAGTGCGTATTACGCTGTTCCACAAACTCTTTCGGGGTCTTACAGAGTAACAACCCGCCAATTTCAACATTGTCTTTGTATCGACTTGCTGGATCGGCTAACAGTCTAAATTTTGGTTGCTCTTCTAAAGTAACTGGCTCCCAGCCTTCACGCAATTTGCTTGAAAGGTTGCGAGGATCAGCTGCATTCAAATTAGCAACACGAATCCAACGATAAGCATAGTCCGGGTGCTTGTCTGGTTCAGGTAGAAGTTCAGCTTGCTGCCACTGTTTAGGACGTTCAGCCATCAATCTATCTTCAAGTTCACGCGGTTTTCTGTTTTCAGCCATTATTGGCCTCCATTTCGAGTTTCGCCTTGGCATATTGCTCGGGCGTTAAATTTAGTTTCTTGGCCAGACTCATTTCAGACGGATTCAAACGAACCCTCTTAGGAGCAGTTGACCTTGTAGCCGGTGCTACCACCGAACTTCTTCGAGCGACTGGGCGCTCATTTTGTTCCGCTTCTTCCTCGAATCTCTCGGGGAAACGCTTGCGGATAGTAGCGTCTATCTTTCGATAATACTCTTGTGATGAAACCTGAACACCTTCGCGCTTGAGCCTTTCGTGGAGGCCTAGAGCCAAGCTGGTCATCTCTTCATCTTCTCCGAACCACGGATTTTCCTGTTGCCATGCTTGCGCGCTGGGGTCAGGACGGAACTGTGGTGCCGGCTGTGACTGCATTTGTACAGGAGTTTCTTCCTCTTGTAAAGCAGGTGGACGAAAATTCTTTACTTTTTCGGTTTTTAAGGTTGCTTGAGTCAGACGCTCTTGGGCTTCCATCACCTTATCAGTGTCGCCAGAATCATAGGCTTCACGATAAGCGCGCTTGGCCGCCTCCATCTCCATAGCAACAGCTTTTTGAACGCTCATAAGCACGTTCTTCTCACTGTTATTAAGGTTGGACTTAAGACGCTGGTTCTCTTGCATTACCTTTTGAGCAAAGTTAATAGCCTCTTGTTGCTCACGCACGGCGTTCTCTTTCTCGCGGCGTTCTTCGTGAGCCAGACGTTTCATCTGGATTAGCTTCTTCTTAACCTTACTGGAATAGTCTTCGAGCTCATCGTTGTACAGCTCTTCTTTGACCTTCTCTTCCATGGGAGGTTTATTGCGATCCTCCGCAGGGGTGTTGTCTTCTACGTCAATGATGATCTGTTCATCAGTTTGATCGTCTTCTGTGGTGACTTTTACGTCATCCTGTTCATCGGGAAATTTAAATGTACTCATGTCGCTCCTTATTTGCGGCGGATGCCACGTGGATCGTCTACTACTCCCTCGACAGAATCGTCATTGATCACACGGAATTCCTTGCCGTGAATGACCAGTCGGGTTCCTGAGTTGGGTCTAATCAAGATAAAGTCACCCTTCTTGCAGTACGGGCCAGATGGGAATCGGCTTTCGTCTTTGTAGCAGTCTGGGCCCATGTCTACTACGAATAACACAGTAGTCAGGGTTTCCTCAATCATGAGAGTTTCTTCCGCTTTTACGAGTCCGGACTCTCCGTATTCCTTCTCTATCTCTGGGATAGCACAAAGAATTCTGTAACCAGATGGGCGGGGAAGTTGTTTAGCCTTCTCCTCTGGTTTTGTGTTCAAGATCTTGGATAAATCCACGGCCTTGGTTATGTCGAGATTTGAAATCTCACTCGTCATCGTCATCGTGATTGACTCTTTCTTGTAGGTCTATGATGTATAAACGTGCAGTGAGTAGACCTTTCACCTCTCCGCACATCTTCTTGTACTCCGCAAAGTCTTCAGCCTTGCCATCGGCTATTGACATTTGAAGTTGGGATACTTTGTCATCTATCTTTGAAGCTAGAAGTTTTAGGTATTTGTCGATCATTGTTTATTCCTCATCATGTCAGCCATAAGTTTGTTCTTCTCTGTCTGAGCGTCTTGGGCTAGTTCCATCTGATCTTTTTGTACCGTAGCTTGGATCCGCGCCATATCAATTTCCTTTTGGGTAGAGATACGATCACGTTCGATCTGCTGCTGCGATTGTTTTAGCTGGGCATCAGTAGCATCTTTCTGAGCCTTACGCTGTACCTCTTGACCCTTAAGCGCCAGCTCCTGCTGTTGCATCTGAATCAATGGATCTTGTTGCAATGCCGCCGCTTGAGCTTGCTGGGCTTGTGCGGTATTGGCCTGCAGTAACTGGGCGCTTGCCTGTGCAATGAGCTGTGACAGCTGGACTTCCACATCCTCTGGCAACTTCTCGTTCGGGCCGGGCATCGGCACACCCATTTGCTTCTCTATCAACTGACGATAGTGGAAGCCTAAGTGCTCGGCAATGTGAGCCTGCATAGCGGCCATGATCTGGTTGGCCATTGGGTTTTGGCCTATGGTCTTCATGATCAATGGGTCTTGCATGAACGTCTGGTGCGTAGCAATGTGGGCTTGTTGGTCTTGGTAGATAAAAGCTTTTAATGGCATACCTTTTAGTGCGGCCATATTCTCGCTGACTGGGTCTTTTGGTGTCTCATCATCAGGAAGTGGTACCAGCTTCTGGGCGTTCTTAATTCCTAAGACGTCAAGCATCTGTCTATGTAACTGTGGTAAATCATAGATCTGCGGAGCTTGCTGGGACAGCTGGATCACCGCCTGATATTGAACAATCTTCTGCGCCATCGTGGCCGCATTGGGGTCAGACACAGGAATCACATCAACCAAATCGTAATCAGACTGTTTGGCTTTGCGGGATCCTTCTTCTGGCTGGTAAGAGTACTCAGGCGGCGTGTAGTCGCGGATGATGTCTCTTAATAAGGCAAGTTCCTGCTTAAAGGAATAGTGAATGCGCGCCTGAACAGCGGTCATCACCTTTAACTGGCGCTCAAGGATGGCCAACGTGGTGCCAACGGGAGAGTTGGCAGACATATCGGCAACTTGGATGTCAGCTGCGGAGGCAAACTTGCGGCCTTCTTCGACAATCTTATCAAGTAAAGAAGCTAAAACCTGTGATGGCTCTTTGTAAGGCAGAGGCATGATGTTCTCTGCAATAGATCCACTCGGTACGTCTACATCGCGCCACTCAGCTGGGCCGATTGGGGTATCGTCACCTTTAACCCTAAGTCCACGGGTCTCAAATGCGCCAACAAGGTGAATCAAACCAAAACAATAGAAGCCAAAGCCTGGGACGTAGCCGTAGTGGACGTAGTGCTGGCGCTTGGTGTGGAGTTTGTCGCCTTGCTTCCAGTTTCTGCGGATAGCCAAGCACTTCATGCTTCCATATTCAACAGTGACAATATAGGGCAGGGCAATTCCTGTGGGTTCGCCGTCTTTGTCGGTGTGCTCGTAGCCTTCAAGGTCAAGCTCTACGTTCATTTCAAGGATTTTGTAGCGGTCATCCGACAAAGCGCGGAATCCCATCTTCTCGGCAATCTTTTTCTCTACTTCATCCAGCGAGTTGTTGGGCTCTCCAAGGTCAATGTCGGCATAGAATCCAGCAACCTGTAACTTACGCAGCTCGTTCTCCGTCTTTCGCATAACGTGCGTAACGCGAGGGGACGTTTGAATGTCGGACGCACCGTAAGGCACAACCAGATCTTCAGCCGGGACGAATATTGATGTTTGTCTGTCAAAACTTGGATCAAAGTAGACTTTCTTAAAAGCGTTTCCTGACAATCCCAGACCCCAGACCATTCTTTCGTGCTCTGGCCTAAATTCTGTCATCACATCTGTCAGCTGATAGTTCATATCATCCTGAACTCGAACAGCGGCGTCTTTTTTCTCTTGGGTTTCCTTGCCAATGATCTGAGTCTTCACCGGCCCAGCGGCGGGGAACGTGCTCATCATGATTTCAGCTTGGAATTTAACCAAAGCTTCTGAGAGCAGGGGATGGTAGACACCGCAAGCACCAATCCAAGGGTCTGCTCGCTCTTCAATCTTCATCCCTAAAAGCTCCAGACCGTCTACATAGGTCTGCATCCAGTCTTTACGGGAGTTGACGTCATCGTCATAGTCACCAATCAGGTCAGTCACGATCCCAGTGACGATAGATTCGTCTAAATAATCAACTAAGTTAGCGTCAAAGTCATCTTCTTCTGAGCCGTCAATGGTTATTTCCATCCCACCCATACTAATTGTCACCTCTTCAGGGTCAACAATCTCAATTTCAATGCCGCCATCCTCTTCAGTCTCAGGCATTAGGGCTTCGATACCCTCTGGTGCGGCGTAAAGTGATTTTTCAATGGACATATGTATCCTTAGTAGTAAGAAACTTTGCGTCTAAACGAGCGAACTTCGTCCTCTTCGTCTGTCTGCAAGCGTATAAACCCGCCTTTTCTGAACCTTATCAGAGCCTGCGTAGAAGAGTCAACTAAGTCATCGTGGTCTGAGTTTGGGAACGCAGCCATTTCTTCCATTAACTCATCAGCCCAGCGCGTAGGTGGCGCCCAAACCTTACCGCTGGCAAACAAATCAGATACAGAATTGATCCTCACCATCTTATCATTACCTCTAGACGGCGTAAACTCTTGAACAGGTATTCCCATTGCCCTTAGTTCATAAATCAATGGCGCTCCTGACGCCTTGGCCTCAACGATAAACGCATCTGGCTCCCACTCTTTATAGTGGTTAAAGGCTTTCTCTTTTAACTCTGGGAATTCCATGCGCTTCTTAAAAGCATCCAGCAAAATAATATTTGCGTCATTCTGGTTTTCATTTAAATAGAAAACCCCCCAAGTCGTACAGGCGGAATAGTCAGAGCGTTCGTTCTTTGTAAACGCCGTATCCCAAGACTGGATCACAAACTCACACTTAGGTGGGTCTTCTTGTGTCCATTCTTTCCACCACTCTCTCTTAACAATCGCGCCTTGCTCAGAGGTTGGGCTTTGCTGATACTGGGCGTTCCACTTAGAGGCAGGCAGTTCAGACTGTAGGGCGTGGAGTTCTTCTAGGCTCCAGAACTCTGGCCATAGGGGGTTTCCACTCGGGAGAATCGCAGGGAAGTCAATCACCTCCCAATCGTCATTCCCGTCTTTGTCCATAGAAGCTTGAAGGATCCGGCCAGTCAGATCTCTCTTGGCCCAGCGCGTCATCACGACAACAATCGCTCCTCCAGGCTGGAGACGTTGACGAGGGCCAGATGTGTACCACTCATAGACTTTATCAAAGACTGTAGGATCTCCAGCGGCCAAGGCGGCTTCTTGTTCAGAATGGGGATCGTCAATGATCAGTAAGTCAGCACCCTTACCTGTCACTGTTCCTCCTACGCCAATCGCGAAATACTCTCCGTTCTTATTGGTAGACCACCGGCCAGCGGCTTTACTGTCAGACCTTAAATTAACATTGGGGAATATCTTAGAGAACGGCTCACTGGCTACTAAGTTACGAACCTTACGGCCAAAGCCTACCGCTAACTCTGCGGTATTAGAACACTGGATGATCTTCTTACTAGGATCCCGTCCCAAGAACCAAGCCGGCAGCATATAAGAAGCAAACTCAGACTTCGTATGCCGTGGGGGCATATTGATGATCAGGCGTTTTATTTTCCCCGTAGCGATCTCTTCGAACTTCTTAGCCATGACCTTATGGTGGCGTCCGTCAATGAACCCCGGCCACATCGCATGGGCGAATTTATTGAAATCATCAAAGGCTTCTTCTCTTTGTTGGCTGGCTTCTAATGCGTCAAGGTCGTCAAGGTAAGAGGCTTGTTCGTTAGAAGGCATCTTAAAGAAAGTCTCAGCGGCGGCCTCGGCTTCTGCTTTCGGGAGGTTAAGAGCAAACATTACCCTCCTGACAAACAGGTCGCGCTCCTCTTGCATCTCCAGTTGTTGTTTCTTATTCAAGGAAGGTTCCTAAGTTTCAAGTAAGACGGGCGCACACTACGTGCCGAATTCTTCGCCCGCCTGCATATCCCTAAGTCACAGAGCTTCTTCACTACACGGTGAACATTACCCCGCCCTCTGTCTCCAGTATGAAACATGATGTCATCTATAGAAGGCCCATATCCAAAGTTCCTCCAATACTCATCTATCACAAGGAACACAGTCCTCTGCTTCTCAGTCATACACGCCCCTATACACGCATCGTAAGTTTGTTGAATCATTTTCTAATTAACTTGTAAGTTTCATGCAAGGTTCGAATTAACACTGTTAATTACCCCCCACCCTTTTTGTATGCATAAACATAGGGGGGGGTCATTCTGTATCAAAGTCTAAGACGGTGTCCGGATTTTTTGATACCCCCACCCCCTCGTCAGAACTTGATGATTGAATGAGTGAAACAGTATGTGATAGGGCGCCCGGCGCGCGGGGGCCTGCAGGCGGGGCCCCGGGTGCGGTGGGGTCGGCGCCGCCGGCCTCCGAAGTGCTGCCACCCCGAATTTCTTCGAGTAAATCTAGCGCTTCTGCAGCTGGGCCAGCGCTGGGCGCCCGGGCCTGCAGCCGATCGAGCAAGCGGGCCCTGATGTCAGCGCTCTTGTGCACAATGGTGCTCTCTTTGCGTTCAAGGAAGGCGCCCACTTCGAATAGGTTACCGATGAGCTGCAGCGCTCGCATGCGCTGGGCTGGGGGAAAGTCAGGGTCTAAGCTGTGCTGCACCAGCTGCTGCACCAGCAGGGCCTTCAATTGTGCGGGTGTCCGATGTTTCTCCGCTTCTATTGCCAGCTTATAGGCTGCTATCTCCCTTTGAATTCTTGCGTCAGCTGCCAGCACATACGGCGCGTTCTTGATTGTGCTGGGCGCTGGGTTGGCCTTATGGCTGCCCCGGTATGCTTGGGCCTTGCTCTGGCCGAGTGCTACGGCATGAGCAAAGGCTTTCATTTTCCCTGTGATCTTGGGCTGCTTACCCTCTCCGCTGCTTAACAGCGATTCAATAGGAACTTGATCTAATCCGGCCTTGATCTGCGCGCGTGACAATTTTTGTGGCATGGTGTTTTTGTGGGTACAAAATAAGAATGACCCGAAGATAACAAAACCCGCGCTGCAATGCAAACCACTTTCACCAGCTGGGCCGGGCTGGTCTTATCCCATCACAGCAGCTGCAGCACCGAATAAATGCCCCGGCACAGATCACCAGGAATAAAACCGGCCAAAAATTCGACCCAAAAAATCGACTCGTTTCCCCCCTGGTTATTTGCTGGCCCATGCTGTCACCCAGCAGCTGGCCCTTAGAGCTGCAGCCTATACGCAACGCCGGCCAAAATATTTTGCGTTAACTGTTAAAAAACCCCTTGACAAGTCAACACATGACATCATGTAATCGTTATTCATGTTTAACCCCAACCGAAAGGAACTCTATGAAACCACTTTATTTAATCGCTTGCAGCGGCGCCAAGCTGGGCCACGCCGCCCCAGCTGCAGAGCTGTATCAGGGCCAAGCATTCAGGCTGGCCATGGCCGCAGCAGAGCGCGCCGGCGCTGATGTAATCATTCTCTCGGCCCTACACGGCGCCGTAAGCCCCACGCGCCAGCTGCAGCCCTACAATCGCGCCCTTACTGACATGAGCACTCACCAGCGCCGGGTTTGGGCTGCAATGGTAGAACAGCAGCTGCAGCAGCACAAGGGCCGGGAAATAACCGTGCTGGCCGGTAAACACTACGCCGCAGCTGTAGAGGGCTGGCCTAACGTATCACGCCCGCTGGCCGGGCTGGGTATCGGCCAACAGCTGGCAGCCCTCAAAGCTTTAAACACTACAGCCCCAGAGCTGGAAGCGCTCGAAGAGCTGGCCCTTATCGACTACCGGGCCGAAGAGGCCGATTACCGCGCAGCATTTAACGCCGGCTGGGATATTGGCCGGGGCGCTATACAGCTGGCCCGTGTGAGATTGGGCAAGATACGCGACCAGCTGCACGACCTAGACCACGAAGGCCGGCGCGAACTCGAGCGCGAAGCCCGGGCCGATTACGACCAGCGCGCCGCGCTGCTGCTTGACGATGCTTAAACCCCAACCAACCGAAAGGCAAACAATGACACTCACCACACCCGACCAAATAGCCCGCTACCGGCTGGCCACTCTACGCGCAGCGCTTAAGCTGGAAATTGCCGGCATGAAGCGCCGGGGCCCGAGCGCTTACGCAATCCTTAAAAAAGAAGGGTTCACCGGAACCCGCGCAGCTGTGCTGCAGCAACTCAATGAACAACTTGAAAGGGCCGATTATGTCCAAGCTTGAATTATTCGAACGTGAAACCAGCACCTACCGGGACGGCTGGGCCGGCCTTGACAGCTGGGCCCATATCGGCACCGCCAAGCTGCTACAGCAGCGCATGACGCGCGAGCCCGAGGGATACGATGACGGCGGCGCCTATCTTGCAAAGGTTATAGCGCCCAGCCACTTAAAGGGCCGCGACCTATCCCGGGCCATCGCTAACACCATGGGCGGCAGCAGCTGCAGACACGAACACGACTGCTGCGGGTGCCCGAGCACCAGCGCGAGCGTTAAACGCACCAGCGCGCGCGAATACAGCGTGCATTTGCGCGTGTCATACAACTATTGAGCCGGGCCATGGAACCAATGAAACACCACCGACACCGCCAAACCTACAGCCCAGCAGCAGAGCGCGCAGAGTCACGCGCTGCAGCTGGTGCAGACTTCGCGGCCATTTTGCTAGTGGCCGGCGCCCTTACTGTGGGCGCCCTTTTTTACTTCGACATTTTTACAAAGGGGTTTTAACCATGGGAAACAGAGCCGTTTTATCATTCGACACCGCCGACAACGCGCCCGCGATATATCTACATTGGAACGGAGGCCGCGCGAGCGTTCAAGGGTTTATTGACGCCGCCCGGGCGCTGGGCCTGCGCCACGCGCCAACAGCTGCAGCACAAGCCGAGGCCCTCGACCAGCTGGCCGAACTATTGGCCCGGCATTATTTCCGGTGCAATGTTGGAATGACAGTCTATAGGCTGCATTACGCCGGCGCCGACCGCGACAACGGCGACAACGGCACCTATTTACTGGGCCATGATTTAACAATTATCGAGCGCTTTTATAAACGCGGCCCCGATGAAATAAACCCGGCCAAAACCGCAGCAATAGCCGAACAGATAACCGCAACCGCCCCCGCATTTAACTAAAAGGCCCGCCATGCTTTACACATTCATTCGCAACAGCGGAAACCGCAAAACCGGGCCGCTGCCTGTTACTTACAACCTCCGGGAAACCTGCCCGCCCGGCTGCGCCCTATATCGCGCCGGCTGCTATGGTGAAGACTTCCATACCCGCATGAGCTGGGACAAGGTGCCCCAGCGCGGCGCCCCGGTGCAGCAGCTGGCCGGCCACATTCAAAGCTTGCCCCCGGGCCAAGTGTGGCGCTTTGCTGTAGTGGGTGATCTGCCCGGTAAGGGTGAAAAAGTAGACGCCCACGCGCTGGGCCTAATCGTGAAGGCCAACCGGGGCCGGCGCGGGTTCACCTACACTCACAAACACCAGCCCGAAGCGCTCAAGTGGGTTAAACACGCCAACAGCTGGGGTTTTACGATCAATTTAAGCGCCGACAATGCCGGCCACGCCGACCAGCTGGCAGCCACCGGCGCCGGCCCTGTGGCCGCTGTGGTGCCCATGGATACCCCAAAAGTGAGCCACACCCCAGCCGGGCGCTTGATCGTGATCTGCGAAGCCCAAACCCGCGAAGAAATAACGTGTGAGAGCTGCGGCAATTTCGAACCATGGTGCAGCCGGGCCGATCGCGATTTCATCGTTGGCTTTCGGGCCCATGGCAGCAAGGCCGCGCAAACCGACAAGCTGGCCCGTAAAGTTATCCCTATTTTGAAAGGTTGAATCATGCTGAAAACAATGCGCGCAAAATACCCCGGCAAATGCAGCCTATCAGGCGCCCGCATAAACCCGGGCGATTTCATTTTGTACGACACCGACACCCGGACGGCCCAGCTGGAACCGGACGCCGACACAATCCAATTTTCAACGACCAGCCCGCGCGTGAGCGATGTTTTTAACTTTTCGGGCCGCGAGTTCTACCGCAACAAAAAGGGCCGCTGTGAAGATGCGCCATGCTGCGGCTGCTGCACCATATGAGCATTACAGAGCCGCGCACCATGGCCCAGCTGCTGGCCGATGGATACACGCGCGATCAAGTTTATAACGCAGTTAAACGCGGGCAGCTGGTGAACCTAGCGGCCCGCGATGCTTGGGGCCGCCGCACCCGGGGCCCGGGCCTATTCTCAAACCCAGCAGCGCCGGCATACAACGCCGGCCCGCTGCTTTCAGCGTGGCATCATGAAACAAACTGAACACACCTACACCGAAGCCGGCCACAAAGTGG